ATAGGATTTGTTGTTCCTATTTCTTCTTCTTCTGCCAATCTTTCTAATATAGCAACTTGTTGTGCTGGTGGTAAAGTTCTTAAATAATTATTTCTTTGCAAAAGATTATTATATTTTGCTAATCTTAAATTACTAAGTTTGTTCAATACTGTCGTTGCTATTGGAAATGGATTAATGTTTTGAAGAAATTTTTTCTTTTTTTGTTTTTCCTCAAAAATTTTATCTATTTCTTTTTTAGTAGGTGGAACGTAAGCTGTTTCATCACTACCATCTGGTTTTACAAACTTTTTTTTATCTATATCATATCCTGGAGGTAAGTAAGATGGAGGAGAATCCGATCCCATATCTTTACCGCCGCCTCCGCCGTTTCCGCCGCCTCCGCCGTTTCCGCCGTTTCCGCCGCTTCCGCCACCAGAGGGTCCTTTTGATGCTCCGCCTTCACCTGTATCAGCATCACTACCTTGATATCCACCTGGTCCACGATAACCTGGACGTTTGCCAGTCATAGATGGTGATACTAACATACCTCCATCTTCTAACATCTGTCTGACTTGTTGTGCTCTAGTTATTGCCATTGTTCTATTTTATATAAGTTTACCTTGGTTTACAATATTATTTCTCATCAGATCCAGCACCAAGTACCGGCATCGCAGCTACTTTTATTTTTAAAGATCGCGAAACATCTTCTTTTTTAGTATTAGTAGATGGGTTTGCAATATCATCTTCTGCTTCTTTATCTGAAATGTACTCTTTGTTTGTTTTAATATTTCTTAAAACTACCTCTGTTTCACATTTGACAACGGGTACTTTTTTACCATTTATCATTGTGTATGTTACGTCTCCTTCTTCTATGAATGCCATATTTTCTCCTTAGTCTCTGTTAATTTCTAATAATGATGCAACAACATGTAACTCATTAGCATCAGATGCAGTAACTTTCAATATCTCACTTTCTAATAATATCAAAGGTTCTGTTAATAATTGTTCGGTAGTATTAGAAGCTATTGACTTAACTTTAAATAAACTAAATACAGCACTCGCTGCATTAGTTAATGTTACTGTTATTGTTGCTGCACTTCCAGCATCATTTGACACTAAAATAGATTTTACGATCGCTCTAGAATTACTAGGAGTTGTATATAAAGTTGTTTCCGATGTAGTGGTTAAATCTACTTTTGCATTATTATATATATTAGCCATTAAACCACGCAAACCTTTCTTGATCTTGTTTTTGTTCGTTTAAAAATGTAGAGTTTAATTGCTCTACAACTAAAGTAATTGCTCTGTTAATTTGTTTTTGGTTAGAGACATCATAGTCTTGTTTTGGTTCTGGTAATCTTACTACTACTTTAGCCATTATCTACGTCCATCTGGTTGTAAATCTAATCTCAATGTTCCAAATCTCCAAGACTCATTGACTGCATCATTTTCTATTTTAACACTTACAAATCTACCTCTTGCTCTTGTATCTTTTTTATCTGTACTAGATGTTATAGTAAAAGGACTTAGTGCGGTTTGTGATTCTGTTTGTTGTGGATATCTTTTTACATTTAAACTAACTTTTGCATTACCTTGTAATGTTTTAAAATCTGGTATAAATCTTCTCATAGCTAAAAATACTTCACCAGCAACTTTTGGTCCTGATGCTCTACCTCTTGCATCTTTTGATCTAGATTCCAAATCTATGTCATAGGATGCTATAAAAGATGGCACTGTTGTAATTGTACCGTCTGGATTAATTTGATCTGTTCCTACCTCATGTTCAAATAAAATACTTTGACCTAAACCAGATTCACCTATGATTTCTGGAAAAGTTCCTGATGAAGAACTGTTGTATTTGGTTGCAAAAGGATTTTTGTATATAGTTGCATCCATCCAACTTGTTCTTGCTTCTGTCCCTGTATACCAGACACCACCAGACACACCCGCTGATTCTGCGTAATTAAATACTACATACTTATCGTTAAATGTAGATCCTTGTGCTGGATAAGACCAGACTATCTCTGTAAATAGATTGTTTAATCCTGCAGATACTTGTTGGCCTTTTGTAGTATCAAAGTTATCGTAAACAAAATCCTCAACAGTACACGGTATAGATTTAACTGTACCGTCAAATAAAAAGAAACCTTTAGGACTCAACCAGAACGCAGCTCCATCTATTTCTACAACTGCATTCTTACCTATTAATCCACAGTTTGTACCAACTTGTTCTAAGCCAAATGTAAAAGGAGCACCAATAAATTTCATTGTGTACAAAGCATTATCAGTCCAAATTAAAATAACTTCTTTTGCTTTTATAGCACCTATAATCTTTGTACCATCTTGTAATCTTAAAGTGCCTGCAGTGTTTATTGCTGTTGGTGTATAGTCATTTATATCTTCTTGGTCAGAAAATCTTATAAACATATCGTCTTGTGTTGTTGGTGTACCAATAGTGGTTTCTGTTCCAAGGTGTATTAAGTGTCTTGTTGTTGGTGAAACTAATGTAACTCTTGTCGCTGTTGGATTACTTCCTGTTGCAAAACCAGATGTTGTAGTTGATGCTCTTGTTGTAAACTTAGCTGTAATAGATGCATCCCATGTAAATGTTTTACCGTTTGCAATTGTTGCAATAAGAACTTGTCCAAAATTATCTAGTGACCAAAGTCCTGGTTCTAGAGCCACAGTAGATGCATTTACTGCATTACCAAATCCAGCAAACGTTGTAGCATTTGTTGCGGTTGCACCACTACTATGAGCTTGTCCGTTAGATGTACCAGCTGTTGCTGTGCCTAACGCTCCTCTTGTAATACCTGTTAAATCGTTTGAACTAATACCTGTGTATGTAATTAATTCATCTGCAACAGCAATTGTCCCACCGCCTGTTGGAAAACCAGTGGTAGATGTTAGTGTAACAGTAGACCCTCCGCCTGTTCCTGTAGTGTTTGCGCCCAACGATCCGTTTAAAGTTGTTGAAATAACACCGGTTACCGTACCACCATAATTACCAATACCAAATCCATAGCCGTAAGACTGAGCGGAGGGTCCTACTTTTTCATACGGTTTTAGATCTATGCTTCCACCAGATGCAGCACTAACTGTACTGGTAAAATTAACAGTGAATGTTTTTGATGTTGGAACTGATAGGATTTGAAAAGATTTATCTTCAAAGTCAGATGCAGATTTACCTGTACCTGATGGTAGTGTTACACTATCGAATAATACTATGTCTCCTATTTCTAAACCATGGTTTGCAGATGTGGTAATAGTAATTGTTACACTACCTGTTGATGTAAATGTTGCACTTGATATCGTAGTTGCAAGGGGTGTAACGTCATACAATCTACCTTCAAAGTATATAAGTAAAAATTTATCTGTGCCTATTGCAACGTATCTATTACCTTCAAGATCTACAAACGAGTGAAGTTTTCTAGCAATACCAACAATAGAATCTGTAACTAAAGAAGACCATCCACCAACTTTTTCTGGTAGGCCATATCTAAATCTAACATTATCAGAATCAACCCAACGTTGCTCTGCACCAGCTTCTGTGCTTTGCTTGTCGATTCCTGGTTTAAATTTAAAATCAATAAGGGCCATGGTCCGTGGTCCTATATGTTATCTTTGTATATCCAGCCTCTTGTAGAGTTTGCATATACTAAAGTAAATGCAGCTCCGTTTGTGGATAATATTAAATTAGCGGCATTTCCTAAAATAGGTGAACTGTTTCTATTAATAGTTAAGTTGTTAGAGCCAAAACTATTTCCACTATCTATGAATGTAACTTCGTCGCCTATTGCAGGAGAAGCTGGTAATGTTACTGTAACAGGAGCATTTAAACCTCCTCCTGATCCAGAAGTATTAATTAATAATTGATCACCATTAACTGCTGTATAAGCGCTTGGTACAGTATAATAACCCTTAGTTATTAGACCAGGGTTTATGTTAGTGCCATCAGAATATAAAACTATTTTACAACCTATTGGAATAGATACACCTGTTCCTGAAACTGTTTTAACTGTTAATGTATAATTAGATGAAGATCTAGCTGTTGCGTCTTCTACAATAAATACTCTTTCTGCAGAATCAGGCATTGTTACATTTCTATTAGCAGCTAATGTTCCTGTAAGTTTAAAGTATAAATTTTTGCCGTTAGATACAGCATGATTGGATAAAGATAAAGCTACATCACTAGATGCAACGTCAACTGCAATATACCCACTAGCTGCTTGTTCTAGTATTTGTAAATTTGTGTTTGTAATTGTACCCCAGGTACCTGCTTTTTCACCTGTTGTAACTAATTCTAATTTTAAATCACTTGATGTACTTGATGCCATTTATTTCTCCTATGGATTTAATGGATCTATTGGGACCCATGTTTGATTTACCCCTGGAGGTATCGGGTTCCATGTTATCACACTTACAGGGTTAGTTGCAACACTAAATTGTTGACCTGTAACACCTATTAATTGCTCAGGAAGTGTTGTTATGTTACCTATTGATATATTTAATCTGTTACCAGATAGTATAACTATAGGACTAACAGTGCTACTTCCAATATCGGAAAAAGGTGCTTGTGCAAATGTAGTTGATCCAAAAAACATATTTAATTTTACGGTGTTGGACTAATATTCCAACTTTGGTTTGCTCCTGTTTGTATTTCATTCCATATTCTAAGTGTAGCTTCTGTTGTAGCTACATTTATCTGAGTGCCTGTTGGCACTATACCTGCTTTTGCAACAATTGTCACTGATCCAGTAGCTAAATTATATCTATTACCTGTCACAATAGCCGTTGCATTTGCTTTAGCAACCGCATCACCGATTGATAAATTAACTCTACTACCTGTTACGGAGAAGTTTGCATCAGCTGCAATTGTGACTGAACCTGTTCCAATATTTAATTGATTACCATTCGGTAGAATAACTGCTTTACCAGTTACGGTTACATTACCTATTGATGTATTTAACCTGTTCCCTGTTACTTGTGCCGTGGCCCCTGCTTTAGCATTGACTGTGCCTGTTGCAATATTTAATTGATTTCCTGTTGCTGCAACAAGTGCATTGGCTACAACAGTTGGACTACCTGTAGAAAAATTAAACTGATTACCTGTTACTGAGAGTACAGCACCTGCTGCAACAGTTACATTACCTATCGCTGCATTAATTCTGCTACCTGTTGGAGTAACTGTTCCACTAATAGAGAATGTGACAGTGCCAGCTCCTACATTATATTGATTGCCTGTTAAAGGTACATTAGCACCTTCTTTAACAGTTACTGTACCTGTTGATAAATTATATCTGTTACCGTTTGGTAATACTAATGAGTTACCAACTACAACTACATTACCAATTGATGTATTAACTCTTGAGCCTGTTACATCAACTAATGCATTTCCTGATCCAATATCGGAAAAGGCTGCTTGGGAAAAGGTAGTTGCACCGAAGAACATGGTAGCTTACCTACCATTCCTTAGTTTTCGATGTCAATGTTGGGTTTTTCTGTTCTTCGATTTGTGCAGACAAATTGCTTTGCATATCTTCAATTGTAGTATCTTGATTTTCAAGAACACAATTTTCGCAATACTCCTTAGTCATGCTGTCAAAGTTCATACCATCTGAACCTGCGCAAGAGCCATACATAGTTGCAGAGTATTCTCCATCTACTGCTGTATATCTCCAATGTATTGTCTTAACTACATTCTCTGAGTTTGTCTCAAAGTTTGGGAAAGACCATTCGTATGTTATTGCCATGTTGTTTTCTCCTTATTATGGTTGGTTATTTTCTAAAGTTTGTACTTTAGTTTCAAGTGTTTCAATTCTTTCCATAGCTTCTTGCAATGCTTTAACTGCTTTCATATAAAGAACAGAATAACCAACACCTTTAACTTGTGCTTTTATTTCTTTAATATCTCCAATAGCTTTACCTTCTGGAATTTCATCCCCATCTTCATATAAAGTACCAAACGTAGAATCTGATAAAATGTCACTAGGACTTGGTTCTGAATGTCTAATTAGTTTATCCATTCCAGCAGCTTCTAATTCTTGAGCAATAACGCCTATTTGAACCCAGGCTTTATCACCATATTGACGTACATCATCTTTCTTTTTAAACTTACGAACTTTAACAGCTTTGATGTCATCCCATTGAGATCCAGAATCAACTATATTTTGTTTTATTCTTTCATCTGATAAAGAACCATAAGAGTTATCATGATTTTTAATGTCACCATCAGAATAAATATCACATCTAACAGCTGAGCTATCTACCATATTATAAAATCTAGCACTATTATTATCTGGGTTTGCAGCTGTAAAAGCTACTTCATTTATGTATTGAGCACCTGTAGAAGTTGCTTTGTTATGAATTTTTAAAGTGTATGTATTAGCTCCTGCATCAGCTATCTGATGATAATTAGCAGAGACTCTTGTGACATTATTCATAAGACTAGCTGTACCAGACACTTCAAGTGCACAACCAGGAGAACTTGTACCAATACCTACATTACCAGTGCCAAGTAAACGTATACGTTCTGTACCACCAGAAGTAAATGACATATCATTACTAGAATGATTATAATTTATTTGACCAACATAAGTCGCTGAACCACTAGTTCCGTCAGCGAATTGTAAAGTTCCTTCTCCTGTAGTTCCAGAATAAATAGTAATTCCTTCAGTGCCAGAACCAGAACCAACTACAAGATTTCCAGTACCATTTGCAGAATTAATTGTTGAAGCTACTGTGTTACCAATACCTACATTACCAGAATCGT